GGTTCGACCCACCAACAAGTTACCTGACGAATCGAGGCGCATACGTTCTGACCAAGATGAACCAGAGTTGCTAGATTGATACCAACGTAAGTCATTGCCTGTCTCAAAGTCCATCACTGTCATATGAGTTCCAGATTGGCTCTTGAAAATCAAAGCACCACTGCGATTGGGGAATGATGAGCTAGTTCCTCTTAGATTAAGTGAGGGTTGTACTGAACTCCATGTGTAAGGACTAGTATCACCAATACCAACGTTGCCTGATGTGTCTATGACTAAATGATTTGCGGTAATAGAGTCGTTAGATAAAAAAACATTTCCTGTGTTTCTATCATTACCTAAAAATGTTGATAAGCTACCGCTTGAACTAACTTGCTGTCTAATTTTTATGGCGTTACGATTGTTTGCTGTGTAGTCAGTGTTATCAAACTCTGCTGAAATTATGTTGCCAGCCGTTGCCTGTTGTATATCTAACTTAGCACTAGGCGAACTCGTACCAATCCCAACATTATTTGAGCCACTAACTGTTATAGCATCGGGTATGTTAATTAAGTCTGTTTGCTTACTCATTAGGTTTGCTCCAGTACGCTCACAATTACGTCACAACTTGATGCTGTGTCTGATGTTACAACAACTGTGTCAGTCGTTTCCAGGATGATCTTACCGTCTAAAACAGATAGAGCAGAACCTGATGGTATCGCTACGCCTTTAACAACGTAAACACCTGCCGCCTGTACATCTACTTTGATCTGAGATGCTGTTCTGTTAGCTAAGTTACAACCGATCATCACTGATGTAGTTGAACTTGGTACTGTATATGTTGTAGTAGCACCTGTACCTACTGAAGCGCTTGTGTAGTTCTTAAATGTATTTGCCATTGTTTATATCACCCTAACGCTATGCTTAGCGCCAATGCATTTGATTCTGCAGTGGCTAGTAAGGTAGCTTTGTTATCTCCGTCTAAAGTTTCTGCATCTACATTTAAAGCATTAACAAAAGATTGTGTTACTCTTGCATCTATAGCTGAGTTTGCTCTTGCTGTAGTATAGTATAAGTTAGTACCCTCTGACAAGTCTGAACTAGACTTAGCAGTAAATGCTGAGTTAAATCTTGCTTGTGTATAATAGAGGTTACTACCCTCTGATAAGTTACCAGTGTTCTTAGCAGAGAAAGCTGTATTGAACCTAGCATCTGTGTAGTACAAGTTAGTACCCTCAGATAAGTCACTACTACTCTTAGCAGTAAATGCAGAGTTAAACCTGGCTTGAGTGTAGTATAGGTTAGAACCCTCAGCTAAGTCTCCAGTGTCATGATTACTTAGTGTAGAAACTGTTCCAGTGACGTTGCCTACAAGGTTAGTCGCTAGAGACTTGTTCATAGCCCATCTGTCATTAGATGAGTCATACGTAAATGTAGCATTAGCACCATCTACTGTAAGCCCAGCGCCATTGGCTGCACCTGCATTAGCTGCACCCTCAGCTACTGTAATGTTTAGATCTGCTACAGATAGATTAGCTGAGTTTACTGTAGTAGTAGTACCATCAACCTGTAAGTTACCTGCAACTATAAGTGTACCTGTATTGTCACCATGTGCAGCAGGGTCTATCGTGAATGAGGCAGGACCTCTGATGTAGCCTGTTGTAACTATATTGCCTGTACTTAGTGCATCATTAGCGTCTAAGTAAACAGCCTTGTCTGCAGGGAGTGTTATAAACACATCCTTAGTACCTGCAGTAAAGCTAACAGCACTATCGCTGTTGCTACTCTCTAGTATAGTAGTTCTTGTAAGTACACCTGTATTGTATGTACCTAAGCCTACTTCCCACTCGTCTGCGTTACGGTGAGAAATAGCGTAGTATGTAGTGTCGCTGTTGGCAAGGGCAGAGCTAAAAGACTCAAAGCCTGTAACAGCACCGCCAAGAGTAACAGCACCTGTTCCTGTAGTTGTAGCGGTTTCTTTTACTCTATCCTTGACAACGAGAGCCATAATACTGCTCCTTAAGCGATACGAATGATTGCGTTAGATGCGTCTGCTGTTGGGAACTGTACCACAAAGTCACCATTTGTAGATGTCTTAGTACCGCCAAAGCTTATCACTGCTATAGCCTTGTTAGCCTGTGAAGAGTTATAGATGATACAACCGTCTGCAGAGACTGTAGCTGATGCCCATGTAGTGTCTGCAAAGTCAACAGTAGCAGTTGAACCTGATAGAGCAATAGTTGCACTACCTAGTGTGTTACCACCTGTAACGTAGTTAGTACCAGTAGCCTCATCAGAGTTACCTGTTACTGTACTGTAATTAGCTGTAGATGCATTATAAGTACCCGACTGTGAGTTCTTAATTAATGCTATTTTAATTGTGTCTGTATCTAGATCGTGAACACCACCAAGTAACTCTTGCTTGAAGCTGTTGCACATCGCCGTTGTAATAGCCATTGGTTATGTCCTTTGTTTATAAAATGCACAAAAGGGCCAGCATAAAAGCCAGCCCCTAAGTTTATAGTTATATTAAGCTACGTTATACTTAGCTGTTACGATTGCTTCTGGGCGTAAGATCTTGCGGCCATATAGATGCATCCCACGGCAGATGTCTGCAAAGCTATCTGGGTCACGGTATGTTTCCACTTTTGATAACTGTTCTGCAGTTGCGACTGCTGAGTCATGTCCAGCTACGATAACACCATAGTTAGCGTTTTGGTTAGCTGTATTTGCTGTTCCTGCACCTGTGCCAACTGCTGGTAAGTTGTTTGACTGATAAACACGGAAGCCGTGAATGTTTGCAGCCAATAAACCATTTTGTAGTCCTGCACCACCGAAGTCTGCATTTAATAGGCGAGAATCTTCGTCTTTTAGCATCTCGATGAACACTGGGTCAAGTACTATCCATCTACCTCTAGTATCAACATTTGCTACATCCATTGTACGTGACATACGTGCTAGGATTTGCAATGGTGTTGCAGCTACTGCAGAAACAGCAGTTGCACCTGTTAAGCGTGGAGCTACTGGAATAGAGTGATCACCTGCTGATGAAGTTGTAATATTAGAGAAGTCTCCCTTTTTCAACTTGTTTGCAGCTAATAGTTCGTCTGATCCTGCAGCGGCATTTGCTTTAGTACCATTTACAGTTGTGTTTGCAGCTGAAGCGGCTGTATAACCTGACAAGTAACGCAATACATCTGTATCCATTGAATCAGCCATTTTGTATGCTGCACGGTCTGTAGATAGACGCATGAAGTCTACGTGTGAATGTGCCTCTTCAATATCATCCAATTTGAATGCAAAGTAATTAGCTTTATCGATAGTTAGTTTGAAGTCAGCGTCAACTAAATCTTGTGTTGAAACTGCAGTACCACGAGCTAAAGAATTAACAGTGATGTCTGGCTCTTTAAGGATGCGCACTGAGTCACCTTGACCAGAAATCTCACCAAAATAGTCAGAGTTTGTGATTGCAGAAATAACAGCAGATTTTCTAAATGCTAACTGTGCTTGTTTTGAAAAGATCTCAGATGAGAAGTTTCCGTTGTTCAGGTTTGTATAACCTGATGCCTTTGTAAATGCCATAATAATTTCTCCTATAGATATGACAGTGGGGGGAAGTAAAACATCATATCCACACAAGAGGCCAATAGCTTTCTAGAGTATCTATATTGCTAGATTTGCGGTCAAGCAGTAAAGGGTCTATACTTTATCGGGTAGTTCTATTAGTGGTTAGTGCTTAAAGTTAAAGCATGTGTAGGTAGTTGATGCCTAGCACTACACATGCCCATAGTTTTATCTATTAATGTCTTAGTGTCAAGTGTTTATTAGGACATATCATAGATAAACTTACCAGAGCGCATTGCACTCATGATTTCGTCTTGACGTTCCTCATACTCTTTGAGAGACATCTTGTTAATCATTGACTCGCTGAGCATCTTGCTAGACTCTTCTGCGTCTACAACAGTACGTCCACGAGTTTTAACTGAAGATGCTGCGCCTTTATCTGCGCTGGGCTTCTTAGTCTTAATACCTTTGTCTAGTTTATACATGTCTATGACACGAGCTACAGACTTAACGTCCTCAGAGTTTTCGTATAAAGCATCCTGATAAACTTTAGGTTGAGTATCTACCCAAGCATGAAACTCATCGTCTGCTCTTATAGCTTCAAAGTCAGGATGTATTGATACAAGTTGTGCTTCAGCTTTTTCTCTCTTAGCTGTAGAGCGTAACTCTTCTATCTCTTGTAGCCTTGAATCTAGATCAGAAGCTCTTTCGTTAGCCTTCTGTTCAGCTATAGCTTCTACTATTCCTGCTACATCAGGGTACTTACTTGTCCATGCATCTATCTCTTCTTTAGACTTTGGTAGTACAAGCTCGTTCTTTGCGGCTTTTTCTAGTTGATCTTCTAAGCGTTTTATCTGTGCTGCTTGCTTCTTCTCTGTTTCAGCCATGTGTCTTTGTATATCACCATAGCGTTTCTTGAAGCTCTTCTCTTCACCACTTAACTCTGCATCATCTTCCGATGCTTTGGTTTCCTCTTTGGCTTCTTCTTGTTTGGTATCACCTGCATCCGATACTTCGGTTGCCTCAGATCCTTCGCCATTGGGTTCTTCTTCAGGGGTTTCATCACTAGCCTCTTCAGCTACATCACCTTTTAGTAGTGCTTCTAGCTCTGCTTCAGCTTCTTTGATTTTAGCCTCGTTACGTTTATGTGTATACGAGTGCATTGTCTCTTCAGTTAGTTGTGACATATTTAGTTCCTTATGTTGGGGTCAGCACAAAGTGCCGAGTATCCTTATATTTATATGGTATTGTCGTTATTATTTATTTTATTACTCTACCTTTTACAGTACCGCCATCACTTGTTTTAATAGCTTTTCCATCGCTCCCCTTAACCACACTTCTAGGTGGTGCTTTTGGAGCTGAAAAAGTAGCCTGACTACCCTTACGATCTGCAGTACTTGTTTTGGGTTTAACTATTACAGGTGTTGTTTTATTTTTTGATTTACCTCCTTTGGAGTCACTATAAGACCCTCCTGAATAGGTTCTATTTGTACCTAAATCACTAACAGACTCTCTACCTGTACCACCTGTTTTTCTAGCTCCATGAAAACTAGCAGAAGCGCTTGGACCATCTATGCCAAAGCCTCCGTCAAAACCTAAGAAGTCGCCTAGCCATGTATCAGCAAAAGTTACATCGCCATCATCATTAACGTCATTTAGTGTACCACCACCGCCGAGCAATCCACCACCCTTAGTAAAGCTACCTTTTAGCTGTCCCACTATGCCAGAGTTTCGACCTCCTTTAGTAACTTTCATAAATGCATTATTAATCTCTTCTCTTTCTGCATCTGTAGTAGCTAAATCATACCTACGCTCTAGATCTTTAGCAATAGAGTACTCCATTGCACGTTTACCTATTTTAGTGGCAACACCAAGCATAGGATTAATTGCACCTAAGCCTTTTGATATCTTATTACCCATACCATCTACGAGAGTATTTCCATAGCTTATTAAATCTTTTAATTCCATGTCCCTAAAACTAGAAGAGGGTATTATAGAACCACTAGCATCCGTTTGCGAACTGGCTGTTTTACCTGCCTCTAACATAGTTGCTTCTAATTTTTCTCTATTATCTTTTCTACTACTACCAGAGTCTGTTGTTTCAGCAATAGGAGACGTTGTAATCTCACTTGTGTAAGGTACATAGCCTCTACTTATAAAGTCTTGTGCTTCTGAGTTAGGTTGTCCATTAACAAATGTTAACATTTTAGTTACACCACTTACAGGATCTCTGTAATTTTGGCTTGAAGTAATTTCTGCTTCAGGTAATGCATCTGCACCACCAAATAATTTATCAAAATCTATAGAGTTAAAGTCTTCAGGTAAAGAAGC